ATGTCGATAGCAGATTTATTTGGTAGTGTTGCTCCTCAGTACACAATGTATGAAGCCGATAAGGCAAAGAGCGCGGACTACGAATCACAGATCAAAACTTACGATGATGCTTTTAATCAATATACGAAGGATTATGATACCTACAAAACAGGCGCAGAATCTTACAACGATCTTGTAAAAAACTATAACGACAAGTTGACCGCCTACCAGACGGATGCCAATGCCTATAACACAGCTTTAGACCTTTATAAAAAAGATGCTCAAACTTACAACGATAGTTTAGCCGCTTACAAGAAAAAATTTGACGACTACAACGCTGCGGTCAACAAGTTTAACGAAGGTGACCGACTTACCGAATTTGTAGATACTGATTACTATGTGGCGGCTCCCGGTGAGTTTACGGCCAAAAGACCGGATGAGTTTACAATGGTTAGGCCCGGTGAGTTTGAAGTAACAAAGCCTGAGTTTACTTTAACAGAACCCACGGCTCCTTCTGATCCCGGTTTTGACCAAGCTGAGATAGACAGTTTTATTGAAGCCTCTCAAGGAAGAGCAAGACGCCGCGGTGCAGCTAATGCCGCAGCTTTAAACGTTTTAGGCCAAGGCGGTAACTTTTCAGCCGGTGCCGGTGTTCAAGGCGGAGCAGGCGTTAGTACGCAGCCTGAGTTTAGTTTTAGTGCGACAGGGTTTGAAGACGGTGGAGGAGTTGGAGAATTTTTTCAAAGATTCAATCCTTTGACAGGATCTTACAGAAAAGAAACACCTTTAAGTGTAAAAGCAATGGAGCAGGCGCAAGACTTTACTCCTATTGGAACGGCTGAAACCGTCCGTAAAATTTATAAAGAAAGTCAGGAAGAAGATCCCAACAAAGCAAAGATGGGGATTATGGCTTTAGCTGAACTAGCGGGTTATGCGCCCGCCGTCGGTCCGGGTGCTAAACAAGCCGTTCGAATGATGATGGGCGGAAACAAGAAATTACCTGATGATGTTATTCAAAAGATGAAAGAACAACAAATACGCGTTATGGAAGAAGAACTTAAAGATGGCGTTGTTATAATGCGAGATAGAGGCGAACCAGAAAGAAAAATAGAAGATTTTGTAAAAAAGAAACGAGGCGACATCTTTGAAGCAAGAGGCTTGCCCCGAGATATGGACGACTTTTATGCAGAAGGCGGCGTCGTATCTTTTGCCCCCTACCTACGCTAACCAGTTCCGAACGTCCTCACCAAGCACCTGACTCGCTATATTGATCTTAGCCCGTAATGCAGTCAGTATCTTTTCATCAATAGTATCCGGCGCGACTAGGTCAATATAGGTGACCTTGTTTGACTGACCTATGCGGTGGGCGCGGTCCTCAGATTGTAGCCTTATCTCCAAGTCGTAGGAGTTACTGTAGTAAATCACCGTATTAGCGGCCGTCAGTGTAATACCGTAACCGCCCGTCTTTGGTTGACCCACAAAAAAGCGTAGAGGATCAGACTTATTCTGAAACCTCTGCACAATATCTTGTCGCTCCTCTTGTGGTGTACCACCATAATAAGTTGCGACCGCTTCGGGCCCAAAGCGGCCGCGCAAGGCATCAGCAATTCGTTGGATGTCGTGTGTATACGTCGCCCAAATTATCGCCTTACCTTGAACTTCATCAGATAAGTTCATGAGTTCATCAAGCCGGAAGCTTTTAATCTCACGCATCTCGCCCTCATCTGGCTGCAAAAATCCGCAGCAAATCTGTTGCAAACGCATGATCTGTGTCAGGACACTAGCCGTTGTGGCAAGCTCCCCACTGTCCATTTGTGCGAGTGCTAACAGTTTCATCTGGTTATATACGTTCGTCTGCTCGTGGGTCAGAGGAACGACGCGCTTAACGTAGACTTTATCTGGCAGATCCAGACAGTCCTCCTTCAATACGCGGTTGGAAAATTCATCTAGTTTACCCGTTAGCTCGTCCAAGCGTTGGTATCCTACAATCTGTTGAAAGCTACGGTGTCCCATAGTCCGTCGTTGCACTTGTGCATACCGTGCTTGAAAAGCAAAGAAACTATTAAATCCCAAAGCCCTGTCTTTTAAAAAGTCACACTGACTAAACAAATCCATCGGGCTCTTTGTAATAGGCGACCCTGTCAATATGCGTCGGTACAAAGCCCGCTCTCGTAGCGCTACAAGATTTTTGGTCCGCAGCGCTTTGCGGTTTTTTATCGTTGTGCTTTCGTCGATAATCATCATGTTCTCAGGGTTTTGAAACAAAAACGCCGTGGCGGCATCCAATCCCCGTTGTGAACTAAACGCCTCGACATTAATCACAAATATCTTCACGCCATCAAATTTCTCAGTAATAAAATCCACAAGGTCCGAATCATAACGCTTAGATTTAATCGTGCGCCAAGACATGACTTTCTTTTCGATTCGGTCTGGGAAGTGTGTTTCAATCTCACCCTTTGCCCAGTTGTCGTACACACCTTTAGGTGCAACAACCATAGCCGCATTAATCTTACCGGACTCATAAAGCACTGCTATATTATCTATAGCCACCTTCGATTTCCCTGTACCCATCTCCATAAATAACGCATAATACTCCGCGGCCCACGATTCTTCCAAGGCCACACGTTGGTGGTCATACGGTCTAGTTTTAAATTCGAAATCTAACATCTTGCCCCTTGCGATTTTTCTTGTTGACATTCTTAGCGTATAAGATATTATCCGTTTTTGTCAAGGCCCGAAAGGTGCCTTTAATCGCGAAAGGAGAAAAACGATGAACGACGATATCTTCAAACAGCTTGAAGAGGACTTTGAAGAAACCTTATCTTCTGTAAATAAAGTCGATCAAGGTGGTCTAACAAGTTTAGCATCACTGGCTCGACAAATACAAGAGGAAGAAGGCAACATTGCCAAATTAGAGGATACTCTGAAACAGGCAAAAAAGAAGCTTCTTAAACTTACTGACGAAGACATGCCCGCTGTAATGCAAGAGGTAGGCATGAATAAGTTTGAACTGGATGACGGTTCAATGGTTGAAGTCAAACCGACCTACGGTGCTTCAATACTTGTAGACAATCGGCCTCAAGCTTACGATTGGCTACGTGATAATGGATATGATGACATCATAAAGAATAACGTCACATGTTCGTTTGGGCGTGGTGAGGACGATAAGGCATCCGCCTTTAAAGCATTTGCTTCTAAAGAAGGTTATGTTGCAAATCAAAAAACAGAAATACACTCGCAGACGTTACGGGCTTTTGTAAAAGAGCGAGTGGAAGCAGGCGACGCGTTCCCAATGGAATTGTTTGGGGCGTGGGTAGGTCAACGCGCAGTTATTAAGAGAGGAAAATAAAATGGCTGACAATAAAGCAGTTGCAAAAAAGCAAGCGTCGAACGTAGTAGAGTTTGACATGTCTGTATTAGAAGCAGACGCCAGTGTTGGATTTGAAAACATTGGTCAGGAAGACTTAGCTCTTCCATTTCTAAAAGTGTTATCTGGTAACGATCCCGTTCTGGATGACCGTAACTTTAAAGGCCGTAAAGGGGATATATACAATACGGTTACGGGACAATGCTTTGATGGAGAGACAGGTGTTAAGGTTATACCTTGCGCGTATCAACGTCGATTCATTCAATGGTCCCCAAGAGGACAAGGCAGTGGGGCTCCTATTGCCATGTACGCACCGGATGAAGCGCGTCCGGAAACAGAGCGTTCGCCTGACGACAATAAAGATTACGTCAAAGGCGGCGAAGGCGATTACATCGAAGAAACGCATCAACACTTTGTGTTGCTTGTCAACGACGATGGTGCCGCCGAAACTGCTCTGATTGCTATGAAGTCTACGCAACTTAAAAAGTCACGTAAATGGAATAGCATGATGATGAGCAGACAGATACAAGGCAAGAACGGACCCTTTACTCCGCCACGCTTTGGATTTGTTTACAACCTCAAGACTACCTTTGAAGAGAACAGCAAAGGTTCTTGGCATGGTTGGGAAATGTCCGTTGAAGGACCTACTCCAAATCTCGATCTTTATAATCGATCCAAGGAGTTCGCAAACAGCATTACCGCAGGGGACGTTGTTGTCAAACATACGAACGATGAATCTGGTAGCAAAGAAGATATACCGTTTTAATCATCACGAGGCGGGGCATTAGCCCCGTCTCTCTCGTATGGGGGCAGTAATGGAAATTAATAAGTTTGCATCCATCTTTGATGGACTGAAGGAAGCTTACGGCTACTTCAAAATAGAAAAGACAGGCTCAAATGGCAAAGCCCAAGGTAAGGCGGGGGTTACACGCGAACCTCGGACCCCAGAGCTTTGGCAAAATCACTTGCTTGGTAAAACCACGGGGCTCGGCATTATACCGATCAACGAGGATAATAACTGTAAGTGGGGCTGTATAGATATTGACCAGTATCCTTTGGACCACAAAGTTCTGGTTGAGAAGATTCGACGGTTAAAGTTACCTTTGGTGGTATGCCGATCTAAGTCGGGCGGAGCGCATTGCTTCTTGTTCTCTACAGAGTGGGTAGAAGCACGGGACATGCAGAAAGCTCTGCAACATATGTCCGCGGCTCTCGGCTATGGCGAAAGCGAAATCTTTCCCAAGCAGGTTAAATTGCACTTGGACCGTGGTGATGTAGGTAACTTTCTAAACCTACCGTATTACGATGCAGAGAACGGATTGCGGTATGCTTTTCTTGATGACGGTACGTCGGCATCCATAGAAGAGTTTTATGAACTGTACGATAAATTTGTACAGACGCCGGAAGAGGTGGTTAAGCTACAGGTCATGAGTAGTGGAGAAACAGAACTGCTACAGGACGGACCACCATGCCTACAGATCCTTTGTAAGTCCAAGATTAGCGAAGGTGGCAGAAACAACGGTTTGTTTAACATTGGCGTTTATTTACGGAAAGCGTATCCAGATAGTTGGGAGTCAGAAATACTCAGGTACAATATGGAGTTCTTGTCTCCGCCTTTGCCTCTGCCAGAAGTAAACGTAGTCGCCAAGCAAGTTGCGCGGAAGGACTACGCTTTTAAATGCTCGGATGCTCCAATCAACGCGCATTGCAATAAGGACCTATGCCGTACACGGAAACACGGTATAGGAGCCGCTGTAAGCGGTGCTACAATAGCCAACCTACGCAAATACAACTCAGTACCGCCTGTATGGTTTATGGACGTTAACGGAGAGCCTCTGGAGCTAGACACGGAAGCGTTGATGAACCAGAAGCGGTTCCAACACATCTGCACAGAGCAACTTAACTTCATGCCTCGGTCCGTTGCCAACCAACAATGGGAAAGTCGGATAAGCACCTTGATGACTGAAATGCGCGATAACGAAAGTGCAATCATTGAGGTTGCACAAGACGCAAGCATCAGCGGGCAGTTCTACGATTACCTAGAGGAGTTCTGTCGTCACCAACAGCAAGCGCAAGATAAAGAAGAAATATTATTGCGTCGCCCTTGGACAGACGAGGATTCTGACATAACATTCTTTAGACTAAAAGATTTCGAAGGCTTTCTTCGCAAAAATAAGTTTTTCGAATATAAGTCACATAAGATAGCCCAACGCCTACGGGACATTAACGGCGAGAGTGTTGTTTTAAAAATTAAAGGGAGGGCCGTAAGAGTGTGGAAAATACCATCTTTTGAAAGTGCGGACATGGACTTTACCGTACCGCAGTTCGGATCACAAGGGGAGGCTCCGTTTTGACCGAAGACCGTAATCAGGAAATCGTGCGACTGATAGATCAACAACGCATGACAAAGACCGCCGTTGCAAAACGTTACAACGTCTCGAAACAACGTGTGCAACAAATATACAAACGGGAGAAAGAAAGACATGTTGAGGATATTCGGACCGCCGGGAACAGGGAAAACAACGACGCTTCTTAATATGGTGGACGATGCTCTGGCTAGTGGTGTGCATCCGCACCGGATAGCCTTTCTCGCTTTTACCAAGAAGGCCGCCACAGAGGCCAAGGAACGCGCCGCACAGAGGTTTAACCTCGACCCTAAGAAAGACTTAATGTTTTTCCGTACACTGCACTCATTGGCGCTTACAATGACGGACATACGCCCAGAGCAAGTTATGCAGGCAGAGAACTACCGCGAACTCAGCAAAGCCATCGGTATTACGCTGAACGAGGCCAAGTCTGTAAACTTTGACAACGATCTGCCCGACATGGTGTCTGGGTCAGATCCGGTGCTTGGTATTATCAACCTGACGCGTCTTAAAAAGTCTGACCTTCGTAAGGAATATAACAACAGTAACCTTGAGCAAGATTGGAACACAGTAAAATATGTGGACGAATGCCTGCGCGAATACAAAACAAAGTTAGGACTTTATGATTTCACAGACATGCTACAGGAATTTGTTAATCAATCTTTCGAGTACTGCCCCAAGTTTGACATATGCTTTCTGGACGAAGCGCAGGATCTAAGTGCGCTACAGTGGGATATTGCTCATATACTGGATAAAAGCTCGGAACGTATGTATGCAGCCGGTGACGATGACCAAGCTATTTATAGATGGGCAGGCGCAGACGTAGACCAGTTCATCAACCTACCGGGCGGATCTGAAACGCTTAGTCAATCTTACCGCGTACCGCGTCAGGTTCATAGAATAGCTGAAGGTGTCGTGCGTCGCATTAACAGGCGCTTTCCAAAAAGATACGAGCCCAAGGACGAACCCGGTAATGTGACGCGGATCGACACTATCAGTGGTTTGGATATGTCGCAAGGTACTTGGCTCATTTTATCACAAGCCGGATACCAATTAAATCCAGTAGCCGCCGACCTACGATCTAGCGGTTACCTGTTTACCTATCGCGGCCACCGGTCCATCTCTGAAAAGATAAGCGAAGCCGTCAACGGATGGGAACAGCTACGCCAAGGCAGAGAGATTACAGGAGACGTCGCCAGAAAAATATATAGCTTTATGTCAATTGGTGAGCGCGTTAAGCGTGGCTTTAAAAAAATACCGGGCATAGAAGATACCGACTTGGTAAACATGTCTGACCTAACGGGTAAACACGGCCTCTTGGCTACGGACGATATGATCTGGTCCGAAGCGATGGATAAATTACCAGAGACAGACAGAGCATACATTACCGCCCTGTTACGCAGAAAAGAAAAGTTCAACGGCATACCCCGTATTACAGCGTCCACGATCCACGGTGCAAAAGGCGGCGAGGCAGAGAACGTTGTCCTGTTTACCGACATTAGTCCGGCGGCTGACGAAGAGATGCGACGCAACCCAGACGACATGCACCGCGTATTCTATGTGGGCGTCACCAGAACCAAACAAAACCTCTACATTGTAGAACCAGAAGACGTATCAAGGAGTTATGACTTATGAAGCGTAAGGAAGTACTAGAAGAAGCAGCAAAACTAATTACCGGAGACAGAGCAGAACACTACGGTGATGCCTTTGAAAACCACGCTCGTATTGCAGAAGGGTGGAACATAATAATAAAAGGGGCCATGATGTCCCACGGATTGCTGACACCGGCCCACGTGGCTTTAATGATGGACTGGGTCAAAACAAGCCGACTACTAGAATCAATCGACCATGTAGACTCATGGATCGATAAGGCAGGATACACGGCCCTCGGAGCAGAACTGACGGGCCCTCAACATGAGGAAATAAAAATTGACAGGTTTACAAATGGCCATGTTCGCCCCAAAAAGTGAATGGGTGCCCCCATTAGAACTACCCGATCTAACCCAAGCTAAAAAAATAGCTATCGACGTTGAAACAAAAGATCCAAACCTAAAGAAAAACGGGCCCGGTTGGCCTACGGGTGATGGCGAAGTTGTTGGTTACGCAATAGCCACAGAAGATTGGACAGGTTACATACCCATCCGGCACTTCGGCGGAGGAAATCTGGACGAGAAAGTCGTCAACAGATGGCTCAAAAAGGTATTTGAGTGTCCGGCCGATAAAATCATGCACAATGCTCAGTATGATCTAGGTTGGATCAGGCAGATGGGTTTTACCGTTAACGGCCGCATTATAGATACGATGGTTGTTGCATCGTTGCTTGACGAAAACAGATTTAGTTACAGCCTCAACGCATTAGCATACGACCACCTCAATAAAACGAAATCAGAAAAAGCCCTTGTCGCAGCGGCAAGAGAGTTCGGCATAGATCCTAAAGCCGAGATGTGGAAAATGCCCGCAATGTATGTGGGACCATATGCAGAAGCTGACGCAAGCCTGACATTAGAGCTTTGGAATTACTTTTCTGTGCAACTGGGTAAAGAGGATCTTTGGGACATAGCAAATCTCGAACTGGACCTACTGCCTTGTCTGGTAGACATGACCTTCCGTGGTGTGCGCGTAGATCAAAACCGCGTCGAGCGCACCAGAGACATGCTACTCAAGCGCGAAAAAGAAGTCATGAAAGAAATCAAGCGTCTGGCCGGTACAGATTTAGAAATCTGGGCGGCTCAATCCTTATCAAAAGCGTTTGATAAGCTCGACATAACCTACCCAAAGACAGAAAAAGGCGCACCGTCGTTTACAAAACTGTTTCTGGCAGAGCATGAACACCCACTAGCCAAGCTCGTGGTTGAAGCTCGAAACCTAAACAAAACGTCTGGCACGTTTATAAATACAATACTCAAGCACTGTCGTGCCGATGGACGCATACATTCGCACATAAACCAGATTAGATCCGACGATGGCGGTACGGTTTCGGGGCGCATATCAATGTCAAACCCCAACCTACAACAAATCCCTGCCCGCGATCCAGAACTGGGGCCAATGATCCGCAGTCTATTCCTACCAGAAGAAGGTGACCAGTGGGCGGCCATTGACTTCTCGCAACAGGA